GCAGCATTACTATTTTCTAGTAAGTCTGTCCCTGTAGGGTTTGTGAAACTGTCAAGTGATGTAGGAAAATTTATCATATTAATTCTTGTTTTGGTTACTGCAAGTCTAGCCCCAGTCCCACCAGTTGCAGTTCTAGCTTCAACTTCTGCCTGGGTTGCCTCTTCCACCACTCCTTTAACGGTTGTACTTGCATCAGACCCAGCAGGGTTATTTTGTACAGTTGGTATCCCCCCTTGATAGATTATGATCTGGTCGTTTGTTCCCGCTGCTAGTCTTGTAAAAGCACCACCAGCATTTCTATAGTACATGTCTCCAGTAGCGTCTGAGCCTACGTTCATTACTGGAGATGTCAAAGTTTTGTTAGTAAGAGTTTGTGTTGCCGTTTTACCTACTGCTTTATCAGAGCTAGTTACTTCACTTAATTTATAGTCATGGGAAGTTGTTACTGCTGAACTGTTAACCCCTACTTTAGCTTGTAGAGCTTCAATAGCATCATTAGCGTTTGAGTGTTGTACATCATGATCAAGAGCAGCATTACTATTTTCTAGTAAGTCTGTCCCTGTAGGGTTTGTGAAACTGTCAAGTGATGTAGGAAAATTTATCATATTAATTCTTGTTTTGGTTACTAAATGATGTGTTAGTTATTCGACTTAGATTTGTAAATGTAGTAGCAGCCTTAGAAAGGTTTGAGAAAATTGTTTGTAAGAGCCCCCAGTAAGTATAACCTACATTATTATAAGTTATACTACTTTGATTGTAGGTAATCCCTGTTTGACCAATATTCTTCTGTACGTTATTCCATGTTGTCATATTACTTGTTATTTTCGATATTAGGTCTTAATCTTTTTACTTGGTCTTTGGTTCGGACTGTATAGAAAGCCTTTATCATCGCTATGTATCGGTTTTTCTCTGAAAGCAACCAGTTAAGTTTTGAGTGTTGTTTTGCTACAGCCCAGTCATAAGCTACAGATATTGAAAGGAAACGGTGCAAGTGTGAAGCATATCCTGGTTTCTTTGTAGTGTCTGCAAGTTCAAATGGGTCTGCTTTTCTTTGGAAAAAAGCTTTTAGGGAAGCTGATTGAGAATAGTTAGGAGCTGGCAAAAGGAAAATACTGTCCCCCGCTTTATCGTAGTATTCAGGAAGCCCTGGAGTAGATAGATAATCGGTGATACTTGATTTAGACTGTTGGTTGTATTCTGGGTAAAGGTCTATAGGTTTAAGTCGTCTCCATTCGTTTGTTGGTAGCTTTACTTCAATAGCTTCAATCACTAAGTGGTCGTCTGCAAAAGAATAATCTTCTTGATTTGCTACAAGATTAGCCGTTCCGATAGGTAAGTCTGTATAGTTAGTGTCATCCCACTGCCACTCTCCATCACATCCTACAATTATTCCTGATACTTCGTCCAAAGCAATATTAAAGTTACGTAATTTGTCTGTAGCAGAATAGGTGTTTATGTCTGTATCTACTAAGAAGTCAACATCTGCTTTTAGAGTATCGTAATTCATATATTATTGCCTTATAAGGGCTTTAGAACATACCAATCGGTGGGAGGGGTATGCTCTAAGCCCCCTACAAGTGTAGGGTAGCCGAGCTGTTAAGCTGCTGTAGTCACATTTGTCCAAGTTGTCCCTGCATCTGTATTTACATATAGACGAGTAGATGTACTTGAGCCATCTGTTCTTACGTATAGAGAACCTTTAGGTGCAGTAGCAGATGGAGCACCAGAACCCACAAGGATTTTGATACCTCCAATTATTGCACCTGAAGCTACTACTAAGTTTGTTGCTGAAGGATTTGCCATAGTTTAGTTTATGTTTTTATGATTAATAATAATTAAACTAAGTATTATGCAAGTGTAATATCAACTGTAAGTGTTAGTTTTGGAGTCCATGCTTTAAATCCAACATATCCGTAAACTGCAACTTCCATTCCAGTCTTACCTGATACTGCTTTCTCTTCAACATTCATTCCACGAGGAGCTGCATAAGTTGTAACACCTTTCACTCCGAATACACGGTGACCAGCGTTAGTAACTGTTTTAGTTCCTAAAGTAGCATCAACGAATGTTCCTGAACGAACTACATAAATATCCACTCCCATCCATCGTCCTACTTGACCGTTAGTCAACACATTGTCTGCGTTGTTGAAGCCGTTAGTAGCACCAGCTTGGATAATACCAGCCATATCAGTGTTCTCAACGATTACATACATGTTTCCGTAGTATGCTTCTTGGTAACCTGCTACTTTTGATACTAAGTTTCCGAAGATTTCGTTAACATTAGCTGCTGTAGTGAATCCACCTGTTGGAGTAGTGTAAGTTCCTGTTCCATCTTCACACAAGTTATTGATAACGAATTTGTCCATTGAGATTGCAACATCTGCTGACATTTGTTCTGTTCGGGCTGCGAATAGGTCAAAGTTTGAAAGCAAGTTTTGGAAATCCATTATGTGCTCTGAAACGATAAACTCATCAGTTACAGTTAGAGTGTCATCAGTAGTTGTAAAGTCTGCTGGAGAGTAAGTTCCTGCTAGAGCTTGGATTGTAACAGTTGATGCTGAACCGTAAGGAGATTGAATTTTTAGGTTGTCAGTTCGGTCTACTGCACAAACTTTTTCTGCTACTAGAGCAGTTCTCAAAGCGTGGTCAAGGGTTGTTAATCTGTATTTATCACGATAAGTTCGTGATGATATAGTGTTAGCCATAAATTAGGGTTTAAATTAGTTGTTTAATACCCCACCGATTAAGACTACAAGTAGTTCTTCCTTATTGAGACTAGTCGTTTCATGTCCGCATCACTATCAGGTAATATTCCCTTTCTAGCGTTTTCTATCAGACTTTCATCACTAATCTTGGATGAACCTCGTCGTGCTGAACCTGTATTGCTAGCTTCACTAACTCTTTTGTTTTCTTCTATAAGTTGAATGGTTGCTTTTACTGCTGGACTTTTTATAGCTTCTGCTATTGAAATCTTTTTGTATTTAGCGTAATCCATTGCTTCCTTTATAGCTTCTTCATCCAAGTTTGCTTTAGTTATAGCAATAATGTCCATTGGACTAAATCCATCCATTTTAGAGGTTTCACCCCTCCCAGTAGAAGTATTAGTTTTTAACTTAGCTTCTGCTTTCTCTGCTCGGACTTTTTGGTTTTCTGCGATTTGCTTTGCTTTTTCAAACTCAGCTTTATAATCGATTTCAGCCTCTTGTTCCGCTTCAGTATCTGTTGACTCGTCAACATTTGCGTCAGTATTTGTTAAGATGTCCTGCTCATCTATATTTTCTCCATTCATAGGGTGTTTATTTAAGAAGTCCACTACAACTTCAAGTTAATTTAAGTGTATTACTAATATTATTAATTGTCAAATATCTAGCACAAAAACCCTACTTAGTAGAGTTTGCTGATAGTCTAGCCTTAGTCTCTTCAACTGTTTCTTCTTTTTGTCCTGCAAGTAGTGATAATTGCATTAGGCAAGATTCTACGTGTTGAATAAGAGTGTTACGTGCTTTTAAGTTTACTAAAGCTTCTTCAGGTGTTTGGTCTTCTATTTTCATAGTCATCCATAGGTCAAAGTTTTGTCCTATTGGTGCTGTTGCACTTAACTCTGGTAAAAAGACTTTTCTTAACACTTTGAGTGCTGGTACATTGTCTGAATATAATGACTTAATTGTTTTCAAGTCTTCATCAGTTAAACGCATTTCTTTCATATTATTTCTTTGCTTTTGCTTTAAGTGTTTCTAATTGAATATCTGTCTCATCTTTTATTGGGTCTACCTTTTTTTCTTCTTCAAGAGATATACCAAATTGTTTAAAGAGTGCTTCTTTTTTAAGAGCAAACTTTTCAGGGTTCTGTTTCTTATAAGACATCAAGAAGTTAATTACTGCTTCGGGATTACTTACGTCTACAGGTTTAAAACTGTCTACTTTTGCCATAGGTTTGTTATTTGAGTTAAAAAACTCTTTTATTTTGTTGAACATGTTAATAATTCGCAATCAGTTTAATTCCCACCGATTGCTTGTGGAGCTTGTGGGGGTTGTGCCTGTGAGTATTGGAATTGAATAGGTGATATTACAGAACTTTCTTCTAGTATCTTGTTAAAGAATAGTTTACCGTTAGGGTCTTGTAGTATTTGTGGGGACTTAGCTATAGTTTGTAGTAACTCTGTTAGTGTTGCTAGTCTTTCTGCTTTGTTGGATGCTTCGTTAGTTATCTCTACATTACTAGTGTATTCTATTTCCTTAAATATATCATTCCAAGTTGTGTCTTCTATCTCCGATGGTTTAATAAATCTTTGGCTACCTTGTTCCATTAACATATCTTTAACCTGTCCTTGAATGGCTGACTCATCAATAGGTTCTGCTAATTTACCTGAAAGTATAGCTTGCTTGTTAGTGTCATTGATTATTCTGTTTGTCTCTGACTTGATATACATTTGGTCTAATTTAGTTATGTCTTCCATTCCAAGAGTGGCTGCGATTTCTTCTGAAGTGTTGAACTTAGTTTTAAGATGTGGAATTATATACTCTCTTAACATGTTCTCTAGGTAAAGAGCTTTATTTTCAATCATCATGTCAAAGAAGTTATGTACTTCTTGATTAAGAACTGCCACTTGTCTATAGGCTGTTCCTGAAGGCATTGTACCGCCTGAAATTGCATCAGGTGTTGATGTAATTTGTTGTGCTAGGGTTTGCCATTGAGAAGAGTAGTTTTGTAGTGAAGTAATATCGTGGGAGTTATTAGCGATTTGAGTAAGTGGTTGATTAGGTGAGTGAATCATTATATCTCCAGTTTCAATAGCTTGTAATACATTCTGTCCTACAAATGACCCGTCTGAAGTTTGGAATATTAGTTTAGATGCTAGGTCAAGTTGGTCTTTAATAGCCTTTACAGAGTGGTTAACCATCCATTGTGCTTCAAATAAGTGTTCTACTGCACCAATACCCATTACACGTCCATCTTCTTCGATAAGGTGAGTAATCATATAAGGATTTTTCTTTTCTCTACCTGAAACAAGAGTAAAGTCATCAAACTTTCCTTTACCATCTCCAACATAACTTATTACGTGCATTTGTTGAGTAAAAATCTCTGCATCTTTGTCATTTCCAGTAAGGAAAGATAATGGAAATTCTCCGTGAACTTCATATAGTTCAATATAGTCAGCGTTAGTGTCTACTTGTTGGTCATCCATTGTCTTTCTAGTAGCTAGAGCATCTAAAAGAGCTTTTACCTTCTCTTGGTCGTATGATTTGTTGTTTCTTAGTTGGCTTGGAGTATAAAAAAGTCTTTCTATTTGAGGATTATTGTAAAAATCTACCGAGTCAACGATTAATCTATTCCAAGGGATAACATTCATGTGTAACTCTCCACCCTTTTCCACGAACTTGACTACGGCTGAACCATACTTAGCTAGAGTTCTACCCCAATTATTTAGGAAAAGACCTACATTTTGTCTCTTCATGTACTCTTGTAAGTGAATATTTAAAAGAAAAGCTCCAATAGTGTCTTTAGCTCTACTTGCCTTGATTTTAATATCTTTACGGTCAATGTCTGTAGCCTTATACCAAATGTTTACTGCCGCTGTTGTTATGTTAAAGAAAGGTTTTTCTCTTCCTAGACTATCTGTCTCTCCTGAAATATGTTTAGAGTTTATATAAGCATCGATTTTCTCAATGTTTTCGTGTAATGACCAAGTAACGTATTTACCTAGTGTTGTTTTACCAGTAGTGAAGTTTATTTTAGCGTCTCTAACTATGTTGTATATATCCATATTTAAATTTACCCACCGAGTTTATTATTTAAATTAAGTGTATTATGTATTGGGTATAATGTCAAATTATTTATTACTTCTAGCGTCCATGTTGTTCAAGTTTCTTTTAAACTGATTTATCATTTTGTTTACTACTTCTGTTCTAGCTTCTGATTGACCAGGGTTTATTTTATTCATAACCACAAAATACATACGCATTAACCAAGTAGAAGCATTATCTGGTGACCTGCCTATAATTGCTTTTATATCCTCTGTTTGTGTTGCCATCCTTTTACCATCTCCAGTTGATACATCTTGATAGTGCTGTAACTCTTCAATAACATTTTCCTTTTGTCTACCTGTTACTTTACTGGCTATCTTGTGGTTATTTACTAAGTCCGCAAGTGTAAAGACACATTGGCTTCTTAGGTTTTTATAATCTGAAACTAAGTTAGCTACTTTAAGGACAGAAACGTTTGGCATGACTATGTTATCATCCGTCTTTATTGGGGCAAAACTACCTTTAAATCCTATTATTCCGTCTAGGAGTGACGAAGATGCCACTCCTGCTCCAACACCTACAGCATCGACTGCTATTTGTGAGTAAGGTATCTTTTCTAAACTAGCGTATTCTCTTATCTTTTGGATAATCCCTTCTGTGTTTAATCTTTCAAACTCTTCCCGTCTATATTCCTCTAGTCCTTCCCAGAAAGAGAATATTGTCTTATCCCCACCATCATCTGCAATATCGACAGTTAAGTATTTAGAGTTCTCTTTGGTAATGGTATTACTAAACACATCTACAAGGGCTGTAAATTTAAACAGTGAGCCTTGATTTTCTATGTATTCTGCTAGGTATTCTTGTCTAAAGGTATTGTAGTCTAACTCTCCTTTGGCTTTGTCTATCTCTTCTTTAGGAATATGAGGGTTATCTGAAGTAGTAAAGTGGAAAGCTTGGTAGTCACTATCAGTCTCTGCCATTTTCTCTAATCTTTTAAGGTTTGGGTTTTCTTTCTTGGGAGTTCCTGAAAACATTGCCTCTCCTTTTAAGTCAGTTAATGCTGGTCTAAATATCTCTTGCCAGCCTATAAAGAAATCTTTCATTGTGTCTAACTCATCAAAGTAAATCTTTTTAGCTTTTCTACCACGAAAGTTCTCTCTATTTTCCCAACCTGCTACAGTAATAAGAGAATAACCCCCGTCTTGTGTGGGCACTTTCATTTCTAGTCTACTCTCATTTACTTCACTTATAAGAGCCAGTTTAGCCTTAAGTCCTTCCCAAATAATAGCTCTGGCTTGTATCTGAGTTGGTGCAATGTAAAATACAGGGGATTCTTTTTCCTTTACTGCTGTATAGCTCATATCCTCGACCTGTAAAGAAGATTTACCTGAACGTCTACCAGCTCTAACTATTTTAAATCTGGCTTTTGACCTGACTACATCTTTTTGTTTATCGTGTAAAAGCATGTTTATTTATCTTGGAATGTGGGGTCGAATTTAATTGTTAAATCTTTACCTTCTGCCCCACTTAGTTCTTGTCTTTGGGCAAACTCTATTTTCTTCTTCCTCTCCATATACCATTTAGCATGTTCTGGTTGGTCTAGGTTCTTTACTATTGTTTGTCTTGCCTTTAGAAAGGGGCGTTGACGAAGCTCTTCAAATCTGTCATTTAACTCTGGTTTGGCTTTTACCCATTCATAATAAGCGTTTCTTGAAATACCTGCGTAAAAACAAGCTTCTTCTACAGTTCCGTCAAGAGCAAATACCTCTTCTAATTTGGTGACAACCTCTGGTGTCATTTTTGTTGGTCTTCCTACTTCTGCCATATAATTTCTTTACCATTTAATTTTATCTTATTATTACCTGTATAGTCAACATATCTTTGTACTATTACATCTATATAAGCAGGTTCAATATCAATCATATAGCACGACATTTCCAATTTCTCACAAGCAATCATTGTAGTTCCTGTTCCTGCAAATAAGTCTAATACTTTACTTCCGTGTTCATAACCTTGTTTTAGAAAAGTAAGTGGTAGTTCCACAGGAAATGTAGCTTTGTGTATACTAGCACTTTTGTTTTCACTTGAAGCTGATTTGGTTTCTATATGATTACTAAATGTTCCTCTAAATCTTTTATTGCCCCAACTTCTTGAGTTATTATCTTTACCAAATAAGCATATTACTTCTACTTGAGAATTAGCAATATTTTCCGCCATAGCTGGTTGTACTTGAGTTTTCTTCCAAAAGAATATGTCTTTAAAGTTGTCTGCAAGGTCTGCTAACCATCTTAACATCTCTTTTTTATTACCAGATAGAAACTGCAGGTTAACAAACACATCTTTAGCATTCAACAAAGAATTGTTAGTAGTGTCTACAATCAGTTGCAAATAGTCTACTCTATCATCAGAGTGTAAGTATTTACTATCTTTACCACTAGCTATATCTTGTCCTGCATTGTAAGGTGGACTTGTAAATGATATATCCGCCTTCTTCCCATCCATAAGACTCTCTACTGACTCTAGGCTAGTGCTATCACCGCATAATACTCTATGATTACCTAATTCATATAAATCCCCTAGTTTACTTTTAGGTTCTTCAGGTACTTCTGGTACTTCATCATCTTTTTCTTCTGGTTCTATTATCAAGTCTCTATCAAACCCTGTAAGCTCTAGCATAGGTTCAGATAACCCCTTTAATTCTTCAATAACCAAAGACATGTCCCACTCTGATTCGTTTAGTTTATTATCTGCTAGTCTGTATGCCTTTGCTTGTTCTTCTGTTAGGTCTACCACTTTTATGTATTCTGGTTTTATTTCCCATTTAAGTAGTTTAAGTGCTTCGTATCTACCATGACCAACTATAATAATCCCCTGCTTGTCTACAACGATAGGTTGGTTCATTCCAAATTCTTTTATAGAGTTAGCTACTTGCTCTATTTGTTTCTTAGGATGTTTCTTTTGGTTCTTTTCGTAAGGTCTTATTTCCATATACTTAATATTACAATGTATTAGGTAAAATGTCTAGTTTTTTATAATTTCCTTTGAAATTCCTGAGTTATAACCTTCTGCATCCCAAGAGCCTAGTTTTAAAGTAGTCCCATCTGTAAATTCTATAACAATATTGTCATCATACCTTTCCGATTCATTTATTTCTAATATGTCGGGCTGTGTTATGTTTTTTATAGTCTTGCCTATCAGGTCTTTTAGTTCCATATTAATTTAATGTATCTGCTTTTGCTTTTATAGCCTCCACGTCACCTGCTATTGTTTCTCCGTTTATATCAACTACTGGAAATCCTGCTCCTGGGTTTTCTGTCCTAAACTTATTTAAAAGTATTAAATCATTTGTAATGTCTACTGACTTAAATACATGTCCTTTACTTTCTAGGTAGTCTTTTACTTCATCACATTTAGGGCATCTTTGACGGCTATATACTGTTATCATATTATTCACTTTGCTCTTTAAGCTCGTTCCTGTAATCTCTTGCTACTTGTTCTAAAATCTCCGCAGCTTCCTCAATTGTAATATCCGAACTAATTGTCGCCCCTCGGACTGCCATCACTACAGCGTTCATTAGCATTAATTTTTGTGTGTATTTGTCCATATTATTTACTTTTAGTTTCCTCTTTTGGAGTTTCTAGTTTCTTAATTTCCTCACCTACAGTGTTTACTAGGTTTACTAATATTGCACTTTCTTGAACATTTATTTCCCATTTACCTTTTAGTAATAGGGCTTGTATGTTTTTTAAGTCTTCTATTTTCATATATCTACATTATACCTTTTATATATTTACTGTGCAAATTAAATTGTGGAAAACTTTCTGTAAGTTGACATTATATTTAGTCGGTAATATAATTATATTAGTAGGCAGATTACTCTCCTGTCTACTCGGGGTTTTATCATTTTCCTCGTAAATAATGTTTCATAATCATTGTTTTTAATACTCTCGACCAATACTCTCGGTCAGTCTAATTTTTGGATAGTCTCATACACTAGTAGTAAAAGCCCACCATTACTTAGGTGGGTTTTCTATTTGCAAAATAAAAGACTCTTAGGCGGCGTCGCAAAAGAGTTACTCTTATGAAATTTCAGTGGGATAATTACTCCCTATGCTTATAGATACGACAATCTAGGATTTTTGTGTCAATTTATCTAGTTCTTTACTCAGCCACGACCAGGCAACTTTATCTCCAATAGTTCTGTATATTTCTAAGAAAGTGCGTACTGCTTTTATGATTTGCTCTTTAGTCATATTAAAAATCTATAACTTTCCTTGCTTGCCTTAATTTGCCCTTCCCCATCATTACACACGTGAGTTTATACTCATGGCTGTATAAAGCTTCAACCAGACGCCATTTTTGGCGAAATACAGGGGTTGCAAAGCCCTTGCTCTCCCAGATTTCTTTACTCCCGTCGTTATGGTAAATCACAAAATCTGCAATATACGTTCCTACATTAAATTTCTCTCCTAGAGGGTTAGTTATTATTAAAGGGAAGTTTACTTGGGTAGAGTAGTCTTTAATGTCTTTAGCCTTTTTCCTTAATTCCATTTCTTGTGCGTGTCCTGCTTCAAATTTACTATCAAATATCTTTCCATTAAAATTAGTTTTTTTTGCTGTTGTCCAGCCTGTTCTTTGTGTCCATGCCATATTATTTTAATATTAAGTGGACATGGAAAAGTTTTACAGACCTTTTGTGTGGGGCTTTTATTTTCCATTCTCTGTCTGACCAGTCTTCTAAGGTAGACAGGTTGTGCAAAAACATTCCGTAATCTTTTCTAAAGGGACTTTCAATGTAAAAGGCAGTATAGTCTTTAGGGTCTTTTATATTACTTATAATCAACCAATTATCACTCTCACTAATAACTTCATTGTTATCTCTTAAGAATTGTACAAATTCATCAGAAAAGTGGTCTTGTGGGGCAGTCTTTAATATTTCTTGGTACTTATCTTCTGTCATATTACTTTTCATGTCTTTTAGCTTGTATTTTATTGAAGGCTTCTATTAGGCAAGGTATTTCTTCGTCTAGCAACACTTGATCCCATACAAAGTTTTCTTTTGCATTAGTCATGGTTATTACCCATCCTTTTGTTTTACTACCTTTAAAGGTGCAAACTGGTTTTTTATTTATTTTCTTTTTCATACGATTGTATTTCTTATAACCATACTCTTGTTGTTATGTATATGTGGAAGGAGGCAAGGTTTGACTTGCAGAGTGGACTCTACTGCTGTAGACCACATGTAAGGTGACATATAAATATGTGACAAATTTTATAACCTAGTGCAGCTCTCTGTCTGCCACTCCTTTCAACTATACACAATCTAATTGGTTACAAGAAGCACAACCTTACGGGTAATGCTAGCTAAACTAAATTAGCACTAATTGGCTGGGTCTCAATTATCACCTTTTTATCGGTGTTTTGCATTATTAGTCTGCAATACCCTCCAATTACTATTTAATTATATACCACTAATAATTTACTAGCAAATCGGATTGTGGAAAACTCTATCTAATAATTTTCTAAACCAACTTCTATTTCTTAATCTTATTTCCTCCATTTCTTTTTGTGTTATCTTTATTGTAAAAGTTGGTAGCTCTATTGTCCCTGTTATTTGTTTCATAGTTAGTCTTGTTTTATTAGGTTAAGTAGTCTTGTCCTAAAGTCTTCTATTGAGTAGTCTGCTGATTCTTCCTCTGGGTCTTCAAACTCTGTAGACATTGGTGTTTTAATTATTTCTACTATTTCTTTTTTCTGTTCTGCTAGTTTAGTAGAGATGAAGTTTTTGATGTCATCTGGGTGGCAATATACTTTTGGTTCGCCTTTCCCGTTCTCTTTGCTTATAAATAACACCCCAAACTCCCTTTCCCATGTTGGTTTATTTGTCATATTTTTTTAAATCCTTAAGGGTTTGAACCACTACTGTACCTAGTAAAATTACCAAGAACGATAGCCCCAATATACCTATAAGTGCATAAAGCACCGCAAATATTGTTATAATTATTACCATATTATTTATTAGTGTTAGTTAATTTACCTATAGCAAGTCCTTTTAAGAAAGCTTTTTGCACAACATCTAATTGTTTGCTCAAGCTTTCTATATGATTTTTAGATACTTCGTCGTGTAGCTCGTCTATAATTTTTTTAAGTTCTTCTTCATTCATATTTTCTATATTATTGGTTTTGTTTGTTATTTCTTACCAAAGTTATATCCAGTAATTTCTAATTTTGTTCCAGCGTGGTGTTTATTTAGATTTGCAAGCAGTTCATCTCTTTTTACTTCGTCTTTTTTAATATACATAATTGTAAAGTGAGGTTTGTACCCTGCAAAAGTGTTAATATGAGGTAAAAATTCCATTCTTTGATTTCCTTCCAAAAGTTCGGGAGTAACTTTAATGTGAGCAACAATACAGTAATAAGGTTCATCTTCGTATGGGCTTTCAAAGTACCCAAAGTGGTCTATCTCTACTTCTTTCATTCCCCAATCTTTTAATAGGTAATTTTCAATGTAATCTTTGTAGTTGTGAGCAGAACTCATTAAACCATATAAAAGCGTCATATGAGGCGTTTTTGACCCTACATAGCCATCTATCCAGAACTTTTCTTTATCTGTCGTGTAATACAGTTGGTCTTCAAACTTGTACATCCTAGTAAAACCATCAAAAAAACTGTCATCTAGTTGTAATGTTTCCAAATCCAACATCATACACCCTAGTTTTTGGATGTTGATTGCCAGTCCTTTGTAAACTTCTTTGAAGTCATTTGTACTTAATTGTTTTTTCATATTAATTTCCTAAAAATTCACATTCTTTGTTATGTTTATCTGAGAGAGCTTGATTTCTTCCAAAGTTTGAAGCCACTTGTAATGCACCACCTGCGTTTATAGGTATCATACCTAAACTTGTTACACTGACTACTGCTTCCTCCACCCTTGTATTCTTGAAACTTTCTTTGACGATTTTTTCTAGCTCGGTTTTTAGGAAGTTCTCAACATCATCCCAAGTCACTTGCTTCTTTTTAATTTCGTAAAATCCATTATTATCACCAACTCCTTCGCACTCCACCCTTGTCATTTCTCCATTCTTTAATTTCTCAAACCTTTCTATAGCCTCATTTTGTAGTTGTGATAATGTTTTCATGTTATTTTAATTGTATTGCCACACTTCGTGGGCTTTTATACCCTAATGCTTTCATGATTTCGTGATAAGTAAAACCCATATCTCTCATCATTCTTGCTTTTCTTTTACATTCCTCTTTATTTCTAACTTTTGGAACAATAATTTTGTTAGTCCCATTACATATAAAACATTTCATGTTATTTAATTATTAATAGTCCATTCTTCACCACGTCTTAATTTTCCAGTAGAAGATTGGTGAGTTCTGGAGATTCCATTATTACGACCAAGGATTTCATCTACTTTTACTTCTGCTTCTCGTATATGCTTGTAGCAATAAACCTCATCATATTTCGGTTCTTCTTTGCGATAAATTCTATTGTGGCAACTTCTACTTGTACAAAATTGACATTCGTCTTTTCTTTTTTTCATATTATATTATTTTGTTCTATAGGTTTATTTAAAAATCACCTCTACTAGCAACATTGCAAATAGGTAGCCTGATAAGAAGAACACCAAACTTGATTTTGTCATAAATTATTTAATATATTTATTACTATTTAGCGTTGATAAGGTCAATTACTCCCTTTACCACATAATCCGTTGTTTTCAATATAGTTTTTTCGTTTTCTCCCCAATTTGGGTTATCATCAAAACTTGGAAAAGTTGTTCTTATCGCCCCAATAATTGCCTCATCTCGTTTTTGAAGTGCTTGTGAGATTAAATCCAGTAAATCATTTGTAGCCCCTGCATATTTAGGGTTAAAACCCAGTTCTAGTTTTTGTTTTATTTCTTCCATAATTTTATTTATTATCTCCCCACATAGTTAGTATCTTATATATTTTGTTTAATGCAATTATTGATTGGGGAAAACTATTTAGATTTCTTTGTAGTGAAGTGTTTTTTCTTCCCTATCCATAAGAAATTCTTTTACTGGTATCTCTAAAGTGTAATCTGACTCTTTCTGAAAGACTTTTGGTGTAGGAGTAATTGGGATTCTTATAATTGGAGTAAATTCCTTAACTTCCATTATTTTCTCAAAGCCTTCTTTTGTATGTAGTATTATTTTCATATCTATATTGTATTATATGTTTTATATATTTACTAATGAGTGTTGGGGAAAACTATTTAGGCTAATCTTTTATTTATTATTTCTATGTATTCTGGTTCTTTTTCAATTAGAATGTAGTTTCTGTTTGTGTTTTTACAAGCCACACCTGTTGTTCCACTTCCTGCACAGTTATCTAAAACCAAGTCTCCTTCGTTGGTGTAGGTTTTGATGAGATATTCAAAGAGAGCTACTGGTTTTTGGGTTGGGTGTAAACTATCTTTTCTTATTTTATCAAATGTAATTATAGAAGTTGGATTTTTATAGTCGTAAGTCTTTTTAAGTGCTACCAGATTTTGATTATTAGTAGTTTCTCCCTTACTCATTCCGCCACCTTTTATTGGTTTATCCCTTTTAATCATTTGTGCATTATAAATGGTTTTACCTTTACAAAATACCAAAACATCTTCGTGTTGTCTCATTGGTTGAAATCTAGCATAAGACATTCCACTAGGTATTTTTTTGTCCCACACCCACTGATATTTGAACCAATCAGGATTACTCATAACCAAAGCACTTGTAAATGGCTGTGAGGCAGTAAGCACGATAGCTCCGTTGTCTTTTATAATCCTCTTATACTGTTCCCATAGTGGCTCAAAAGGAATAATTATATCCCACTGACAAGCAGTCGTTCCATATGGCAAATCACAAAGGATCATATCTATACTCTTATCTGGTATAGTTTTCATTACCTCTAAACAATCACCCTCTATAACTTTATTCTCCATATTTTTGTTCTTCTTTTAATTTCTTACACTCGTCACAGTAGTTAAATCCACTTGCGTGATGTGTAACTTTGTCTATGATTGAGGATATTTGACTAACAGAGATATTTATTTCCTCATCTAAGTTGTTGTCATTGTTTTCCTCAATCTGTTCTTTTATTAATTGTTCCAATTCATCATTTTGTTTTATGCTCATATGTATTTATTATATATTATTATTTAATGTTTGTACCACACGTCTTACTAATTCACTTTCACTTATTTTTAGTTTCTTAGAGAGTTTTTTAATTAGTATATCTTGTTCAGTAGATATTCTGTAGGTTCTTTTTATTAGTTTCATATTATTTTTTTGATTTCGTGAGTTTCTCCATAGTCCCAACCAGCTTTTACTAAGGCTTTGTACGCCCAACTTGGCATTTGCCAAAAAGGTTTACCCAGTTTTGTCGCAGTGCTATTTTCAAGATACTTGTAATACTTTTGGTATTCTGCTTTTGCACATTTCTTGCACCAGTATTCTGGGTCGTAAGGTTCTGGGTCGGCTGGGTTTGCACAACCATATCTAGTTCCTTGGTCTGCCATATAACCACAGTATTTTGAGCAGATGCAACACCTTGGTTTTGAATCGTAATTCATAATTTATTTGTATACCTTACTGGTATGGCTATAGTATATTAGATACCGCCATACTTGTCAAACTTATTATGTGTATAACTTTCGCACTTGACTTATTTTTGAATATATAGGATACTTACTATGTCGAAAGACCACCAAAGAAATCGTTACCTCTCTTCATTCCTACCTACTTGTAACGAGGGTAGGGGTGAAGGGAAAAACGAATGAGTGAAAGCTCGTTTTTTTGTTTGTAAAATAATCATCTATTCTTGTACCCAGGAATTACAAGTAAAACTTATCCTTATAAACTTACTCGGGAGCATATGAAAATGGCAGGAATAAACAGTTCCTTAAATACCCATTAGAAAATGTTAAATCATTTCCTCTGTCCTGCCCACAGATATGCTTCGGAGTAATGAGTTGAAAGTGATGGAGAGAAAGGTTAAGACCCTAACTCCTATGTACAACCAACAAGATGACCCAACCATAATGCTATCTAAGCAAAAGGGGTTTACTGTATCTATTACAATACTTTTCCACAAAG